AGATAAACATTGCAGAAGCATGTATCGATGTAAAAAGATATCACGATGATGATGAGGAAGAAGAAACCAAAGCACCATTGAGTGCATCGGTCAAGAAAGGTTTACAAGGTAAAGTGGATAAGCACAACGAAAAATATGGTGATAAGAAAGGTAAGAGAGTTACTCTTAGAATGCTTGGAGCTGTATTTAGAAGGGGTGTTGGTGCATATAGAACCAATCCAAGCTCGGTCAGACCAAGTGTTAGAGCAAGAGGTGGAGAGGACAGATGGGCATATGCTAGAGTTAATGCTTTTTTAGTTGCAGTTAGAACAGGGAAGTTCCGAAGTGGCAAGTTTGACTTAGACCTTCTACCATCAGGACATCCTTTGAAATCTAACTAGGAGTATACATGCCTAGTACAGACAGGTCGGGCATATCGTTGGCTACTGCTCACGATATTGTCAGAGCATGGAATCTACCTGAGATGAAGTCACAAAAGGATGTCTTCACTTATCTTGGGTTATCAACAGATAGTGGCACGATGTCTTTCTACAGGTCACAAGCTGAAGAAATGACAGGTATTAGACTTTTGCCACACAACAATAACAGGAATACTGTGGTCAGGACAGAAAGAGCCAACCTACCACCATTGACTAATCACATACAAATCACAGACCATCCCTACTGTATGTTGGTGTTTTCAGATGCACATTTTGAAGGACATGAGACAGTATCGTTTAAGATTATGTGTGATGTACTTAAAGACCTTGTAAAGACTAGACAGCTCAAACTCATTGTGGCTAATGGTGATATCATGGACTTATCAATCTTATCTACTTTTGCAAAATACCATACAGAGATAAGACCACAAGAAAGAACTGTACAAAAAGAAATCTATGATTCCCAAGCTCAACTCAACAGAATTCAAAAGATTATTGATAGAGCCAAGTATCCTATCAAGCAGATAGCAACCTTTGGTAATCATGAGACAAGATTGTCAAGGGTAGCAATGTCTTGGGGTAGAGCATTTGAAGATTTAGAAGCATTCAAGATACAAAGTCTATTTCCTGATTGGGAGTGGGCAATGTCGCATCTTGTCGATGATACAGTCATTGTGAAGCACAGAATGAGAGGTGGTGTCCATACTGCATACCAAAACTCCATGAGAGCAGGTATACATATCGTTACAGGACATACACATCAGCTTAATTTTAGAAGTTTCAATACTTATTCTACGACAGCAATGTCTATACAAACAGGACACTTATCGGAACAATATCATCCTTACCTTGAAGATAATGTCGCAAATGATTGGAACAATGGATTCGCTGTGATAACGATTGACCCTAAAGAAAAAACAGTTCATCCTGAACTTGTGCAGGTAAGTAATCTGCATCGTTCAGCTTTCTTTAGAGGTAAAAAATATACAGTATGAAAGAATATCCCCTAGTCATGGTAGATTGGCTAGACCACACAGCAGATGCAAGATGGGTTGAAAATGTTGATTCATGTGAACCTGAGCTATGTCGTACTGTAGGATGGCTAATCAAAGAAGATAAGAAGTCTTACAAGGTAGCAAATGCCATCACAAAAGAATCAGGACTTGGTGGAATATCTGTTATACTCAAATCTTGTGTAGAAGAAATGTGGTTAATAGATGTCGAGGATGAAGAAATCTGAAAGAGAGCATCTGAGAAAGGTGCAAGAATTAGGATGTATCGCTTGTATTAGACTAGGATATTACAATACACCTGCTGAGATACACCACATCAGAAAAATGGGTGAGCCGAGAAATCACATGAAAGTCATACCTTTGTGTCCACATCATCATAGAACATCGCTAGAATCTTATCATTTAAACCCTAAGTATTTTGAAGGCACATTCGGTACACAAGAAGAACTGCTTGAAGAAACATTGAGATTGATAGATGTCAAGGATAAGGATTAATAGAAGAAAAGAATACAGAGAACAGCTTAAAATGTTCATTAACATGAGCAATGCTTTAAGAAGAAGGATACGACAGTTGTTCAAAGAATATTCTGATTTAGCAGAAGGTATGTATGAAGAGGTGGGTGAAATACCACAAGAATATTACGATGACTTTTACAAAGACATGTTGGACATTCTCAATCAAAGTGCTAGAGAAATAATTGTAACAGTTGGCAATAGACAACACAGACTAAGACTTACCAAGCAAGAAAACGAGATTGACCCAATCGTATTGTCATATGTTGCTAGTGCAACTGCACAAAATGTGACAAACATCACACAAACCACTCGAAAGAAACTACAAGCAGAGATTGCTTTAGGTTTAGATACAGGTTTATCAATCAATCAGATTTCAAAGAACATAAAGAAATCAACTGCCTTCTCTGCTGTAAGAGCAACACTTATTGCAAGGACAGAATCACATCAAGCAATGAGCTATGGCAATCAAGAAATTGCAAAAAGATTAGGATTACAGAAACCACAAAAAGAATGGGTATCTGCTATGGATGATAGAACAAGAGATTGGCATAGACAAACCAATGGGCAAAGAGTTGGTATTGATGATGCATTCACAGTCCTGACACCAATCAAAGGTGGTGGTGTTGTACCTAAAGAGATGCAATATACAGGAGACCCTGAAGGTGGTGCTTCAAATGTGATAAATTGCAGATGTTTTGTTATATACTATGATGAGGATGATATAGTTGAGTAAAATACTCGGAAAAGAAAAAAGTCAAGATTATGGCAGATTCTATGATGAAGGCATCAAAAAAGGTCTTTCTAATGTCCAAGCATCCCTATATGCCCATGATTTACTAGCAAAAAAGTACAATTACAAGAATCCTTTCACAATTAAGCAAAAATAGTCGATTTTTTCTGCTTTTTTCACCTAAATAGTTGCATTATATACTTTAAGTATGCTATAATGGACACATGTTAAACAAAGGAGAAACAAATATGACACATTCTATCAACCCTAATGCTGAAGCTAACATTGATGCTTTCTTAGATAATTGGGAAGCTAAAACTATAGAATACTACAAAAACCTTCATGCATATATTGTGGAACAAGAAGCTAAATGGGGAAGTTCAAAAATATCTGATATTTCTAAAAGAATGAATGATGCTGAGTATTGGCATTACAGAAAGATTGCAGATTCACAAGATGGCAGAGTAGCAGGTTGGTCAGTATCCCAAAGACCATTTTATGTAAAAGCATTCAATGATTTGATTGCTAAAAACAGAAAAGCTAAAAAACAAAACCTTATTAAATCTGTCACAAAAAAAGGTGGTCAAATACACAATGTCGTTAGCATATACGATAATGGCATCTTAGAAGGTCAGTTCAAATGTGACAAAGGTATCGTTGATTTAAGAACAATCGATGCAGGTGGTTACAACATTCAGAAGTATCACTACAGAACAATAACTACTCTTAGAAAATAAGAGTAGTTACTTCCCTTAAAGAGCAGACTTAGTTCTGCTCTTTTTTTATTGTTATTAGTAATGTTTTATTGTTACAATTAGCTCAATAGACTTGACAAGGATTTTGAGTTATGGAAGAACACTTAGATAGCATTCTTGATTTAGAATGTGAGTACAAAGAAATAGAAGCTGAGGAAGATGGCTCATTCGAGGGTTATGCTTCTGTATTCAACAACAAAGATTTAGGGAACGATGTCATCAAGGCAGGTGCATTTTCTGAATCTATCAGAGGTAAGAAAGCAAAGAGTATTAAATTACTTTATCAACACAAGACTGATGAACCTATCGGTGTTGTAGATTCCTTAGAAGAAGATAGCAAAGGTTTAAAAATCAAAGGTCGTTTAGCGATGGGTACTCAAAAAGGCAGAGAAGTCTATGAGCTAATGAAGATGGGTGCATTAGATTCAATGTCAATAGGATATAAGCTGTCTCCTGATGGCTACAAGTACGATGACAAAAGAAAGAAAAGAGTAATCAAACAAGTAGACTTAATGGAAGTCTCAATGGTTACATTCCCAATGAATCCTAAAGCAAAAATCACGAAAGTGAAACTACAGGAAATGGATGTGAGAGAACTAGAGAAATACCTATGTGAGGTAGGTATGTCTAATTCTGTTGCTAAAACTAGTGCGAGTATACTGCATAAATCTTTTAATAAAGAGCAATGTGAAGTTGTGGATAGTATTAAGCATTTAATTAACAAACTTAACTAAGAGGACAATTTATGTCAGAAGAAGTCAAAGAAGTCTTAGATGAGTTAGGTTCAAAGTTTGAAGATTTCAAAGCAGAGAACAAAACTCGTTTAGACCAAATTGAAAAACAAGGACATGCTGACCCTTTACTACAAGAAAAAGTTGATAAAATGACTGATGACATTGCTACTTTAGCAGAAGTCAAACAATCTCATGAGATTCAACAAAAAAATCTTGAAGAAGCTCAGCAAAAAATAGAAAGTCTCGAAACAATGTTAGCAAGACCTAATGCTTCTAAATCAGAAGATGTAGACATGCAAATGAAAGCATTTGGTTCATGGCTAAGAAAGGGTGAAGTGGATGAAATGGAAAAGAAAGCACTTTATGAATCTGATGATACTCTAGGTGGCTTTTATGCTCCTACAGAGTATGTAGAAGAAATCATCAAGACTGTAACTGAAATTTCTCCTATTCGTTCTATTGCAAGAGTAAGACAAACAAGTAACAGAGGTATAGAGATTCCAAAAAGAACAGGACAATTCTCTGCTTCATTTGTTGCTGAACAAGGTACAAGAAGTGAAACAACAGGGTATACAACCGGCATGATGACGATTGATGCTCACGAATGTTTTGCAGAAGTACATATCTCACAAGCGATGCTTGAAGATTCTGCATTCGATTTAGAATCCGAAATGGGTACTGAATTTGCAGAAAGATTTGCATTACTTGAAGGTACTAAGTTCGTATCAGGTAGTGGTGTTGGTGAACCATTAGGTTTCACAGACACAACAGCAGGTGTAGGCACAACCAACTCAGGTCATGCTTCTACACTAAAACCAAATGGTCTGTTAGAACTTGTATATGCAATCAAATCTGATTATTTAAATAATGCAAGATTTGTATTCAACAGAGCAACCTTCGCTGACATTCTTCAACTAGAAGATACAGCAGGTCAAAAAATATTCCATGTTGGTATGACACTTGTTGGTGGAGCTCCATCTACAATCGTTGGCTACCCATATACATTGGCAACAGATATGCCTAATGTAGGTGCAGGTACAAAACCGATTGCATTTGGTGACTTCTCACGAGCTTATACAATCGTGGACAGAGTGAATCTTTCAATCATGAGAGACCCATTCTCACAAGCTTCTTCAGGTAATATTAAATACCTAGCAAGAAAAAGGGTGGGTGGAACAGTAGTTCTACCTGAAGCAATTCAACTACAAAATGTAAGTGCATAAGGAGATAAGTTATGAGAGATATTTCAAATAGAACTAAAGCTGTCACCTGTCAGGATGCAAAAGTTTTTACTTCTGATACTGATGGCACTACTGTAGACAGAAAAGGTTTTGAATCTTTGATGTTTGTAGTTAATAGTGGTATAGAAGGTGACACACTATCATCAAGTGTCAAGTTTGATTTCATTCTTGAACATTCTGATGATGATTCAACATTCACAGCAGTAACAGCTTCAACAGATGTTACAGAAGGTAGTGTTGATTCAAGTGGTATTTTCTTAACACTTGATGCAAATGGTGAAACACCACAGACAAGTCAAATCGGCTATATAGGTGGTAAAAGATATGCTCGTGTAAAAATCGATGCAACAGGTAGTCATAGCAATGGCACACCAATAAGCATTCAAGGAATCTTAGGTAATCCTATTGATTCAGAGGATGCATAGTTAGTCTAGGGAACTAGACATGGTGGGGAGAGTTTGCTCATTTGTTTCTCCCCACCACCGGACAGAGGATGAATATGTGCAACAACACACCATATTCGGAGAAAGAGATGGCTATAATAAAAGCTATCTACAAAATTGATAAAGATGCGAAGTTCTCTATCAAGGGTAATCTTGAAGGTCGCATCGATTACCTGTATGGTGGTATTGAATGGGAATCAGAACCCATCGCTTGGGAACAAGTAGTAGAAAAAATGTATGAATTAGAGGTACAAAATAATGCAAATTAAAATGTTACAAGATACAGAAGCAAGTTCTAATGAAAGTGGCAATCAAACAAGAGTTTATGCTCAGGATGAGATTGTAGATTGTAAAGAGAAATGGCAAGAAGATTTAGCAAGGATTCTTGTTGATGGTGGTCTTGCAATGGAAGTCAAAGCAGTAGCACCAAAAGAAAAGAAAACATCAGACAAACCTAAGAAGGTAACTAAAAAGAAAGCAACTAAGAAGTAATGAGATATGGCTCGTACTATTGGAACAAACTTTCAGGCACAACTCGATAGTTCACAACTAGAACCATTTTTTGCGATATCTGTTGGGTTCACAACACCACTCAATATATGGACAGGATACAACACAATCAATATCGATGGTGTTACCTATCTGCCATCAGGTAATTTACTTAGTATAAGTGCAATCGATGAATCAGCAGATATAAGAGCCAATGGTGTCAAGATTGGTTTATCAGGTCTAGATAGCAGTATCATCTCATCAGCACTTACAGAAGATTCACAAGGCAAGGTAGTCAAAATATTCTTTGGTGTTCTAACCACAACAGACAATCAAACTGTAGTTGTTGATACCCCATATCAGACTTTTGAAGGATTCATAGATACCATGTCTATATTAGAAGATGGTAATACAGCTCAGATTTCTGTAAATGTTGAGAACAAGTTGATTATTCTTGAAAGACCACTCAACAGAAGATACACAGACCAAGACCAAAAGAATCTTTTTGCAGGTGATAGGGGATTAGAATTTGTAGAATCATTACAAGACAAGTCAATAGTTTGGGGTGGTGGAGCTTCCTGATGTATGGACTTATTGAGTTATTTTACAAGTTCGATAAATACAAAAAAAATACTAGAGCAGAACTTTTCAATCATCTAATACCTGCACTTAACTCAGGTCAATATAAAATACTTTACAAAGATGGTGATATTGTGAGCTATATATCTTGGGCATTTTTTGATGAAGTAGCAGAGAATCATTTCAAACAAACAGGACATGTTCTAAATTACAACTGTGGAGATAGAGTTTGGTTGGTAGACTTGGTATCATCAGGAGATTCAAGAAGATTAGTCAAATGGACAAACAAACATTTCAGACAGTCTCTCGGTAGCAAAAAAAGAGTAAATTATTTAAGGATGGATGATAACTCAAACATTTATAGAATTTCATCATCTCTTACAAAGGAGTGTTATAACTAATGGGTTCAGCAGTATCAACAGCACTTAGTGTAGTCGGAACAGCATTAGTAGGTGCAGGTATAGTTGCAACAGGTGGTATAGCTTGGGGTACAGTTGCACTTGGTGCAAGTATGGTCGCAGGTTCAGTTGCTCTTGCACCAAAACCAAGAGTGCAATCATTAGGTAATCAAAACTATCAACAGCAAACTTCAAACAGAAGTCTCATGATAAAACAACCTATCACAGTAAGAGATACTGTATATGGTGAATCAAAAAAATCAGGTTCTATTCTTTTCATGGACACTACTGACAATACAAAAAGGATGCATTTGGTCGTTCAGATAGCATCTCACGAGATACAATCTTTTGATAAAATATATTTCAACGAAGAAGAACTCACCTTGTCTAACTATGGTACTGATGCTCGTGGAATAGCAAGATTCAAACCTACTTCTCCATCAAAATACAATAAGGCTTCTGATATTCTGATAACTGAACCGAAAGTAAGAATAAAACAACATCTTGGCACAGATGACCAACTAGCAGATGCAGACTTACAAGCAGAAGTTGGAAAATGGACATCAGCACATAGATTAAGAGGTATAGCATATCTTTACATAAGATTGGAATATGATGCTGATATGTTCCCAAATGGTATCCCTAATGTAAGTGCAGAAATAAAAGGCAAAAAAGTATTAGACTTTAGGTCAGGTTCTACAACACATTCAGACAACCCTGCTCTGTGCATATATGATTATCTGACAGATACACGACTTGGCTTAGGTATAAGTACAAGTAGTGTTGATACAACATCGTTCACCACTATGGCAAACTTATGTGATGAAAATGTTACTCTATCGGCAGGTGGCACAGAAAAAAGATATACCTGTAATGGTGTAGTTTTTAGTGACTTAGCACCAATGCAAGTATTAGATAACATGCTTACAAGTTGTACAGGTGTTTTGTCATACTCCAATGGTAAATTTATTTTAAAGGGTGGGCAGTATGTATCTCCGACTATCACTTTAACAGATGATGATTTCATATCACAAGTAGCTTTAGAATCTAAAAGGTCAAGAAAAGATTTATTTAATACTGTAAAAGGCATATTCACATCAGAAGAAACATCATGGCAACCATCTGATTATCCAATGGTAACTAGCAGTACATTTAGCGATGCAGATGGTGAAGTAATATTTGCAGACATTGACTTACCATTCACAGTATCAAGTGCAACAGCACAAAGGATTGCAAAGATTGCATTGTTCAAAAACAGACAGCAGATGGTTTTATCTGCACAGGTCAAGCTGACAGGATTCAAATTGGAAGTGGGTGATACAGTAAATGTAACAAACACAAGATTAGGATTTAGTAATAAAGTCTTTGAAGTGGCAGAATGGAGCTTCAGTAATGATGACAAGTTAGCAATAAGTTTACTGCTGAATGAGACTGCATCATCGGTCTATGATTGGAATGCAGAAGAATCTGCTTTCTCTTTAGACAATACTACTCTACCTACTGTGCAAGATGTACAAGCACCATCATTAGTTGTAACAGATGAACTGAGGATATATGCAGAAACACCAATAACAGTTTTAAAAGTCGTTTGTTCATCAAGTCAAGGTACGACCAACGAGTTTGAAGTAGAAGCACAAAACACTAATGATGCAGGAAGTGATTTCATTACATTGGGCAGAAGCAAAGGTAACATCTTTGAATTAGTCAATGCAGAAGATGGAGCTATCTACAATGTAAGAGCAAGGTCAATCAATGCTTTCAATGTCCACAGTTCTTTTACCACCACAAGTCACGAGGTTATAGGTAAAACAGCACCACCTAGTGATGTGACTAACTTTTCAAGTAATGTTGTTGGTGATATCGTACACTTAAATTGGACACCAATATCCGACTTAGATTTATCACATTACATCATAAGGCATTCACCACTTACAACAAGTCAAAAGTTTGAAGAAGGTCTAATTGTAGCCAAGAAGATTGGTAAACCTGCAAACACCATAACATTACCTGCACAGACAGGAACATACATGATAAAAGCTATTGATGTATTAGGTCTTGAAAGTGAGACATCCGCGAAAACAGTTATCATAAAGAATGCTATAAGCAGAGACTTCAATGCTGTTGCAACATCTACACAATCACCAAACTTTACAGGTGGCACAATGGGAACAGATTTAGAAGTTGTTACAAGAGACAGCACTAATTTTTTACAACTTATTGAAGGTACTTTATTTGATGATGCATCAGGTAATTTTGATGATATGACAGGTAACTTTGATTCAGGTGGTACTGCCACATTCAACAGCGAAGGCATCTATGATTTTCCTATATTCAATTTAGGTGGTGTTTTTAACAGCAGAGTGACATTCACCTGTAAATACAACAGGTTTGATAGTGCAAGTCTTTTCGACAGCATACTTGGGTTATTTGATTCACAAACAGGTAATTTTGATGGTGGTTATACAGAGCATAACGATGTTAATGTAGAATTACTGATTGCAACTTCTACTGATGGCTCGACTTACAATGACTTCAGAACTTATGTTCTTGGTGATTATACAGCTAGTCATATCAAGCTGAGGGTAAAACTGACTTGTGATGTGGATACAGCAACACCTGCAATCTACGAACTTTCTGCATCAGTAGACATGCCTGATAGAACGACAGCAGAGGATAATGTTACATCAGGCACAGCAAGTAGTGGTAAAGTGGTCACATTCTCACCTGCCTTCAAAGAATTACAAGGTCTTGGTATATCAGCTCAGAGTTTGGCTACAGGTGATTTTTATGAGCTTACATCTAAATCAGCTACAGGGTTTACTATCAAATTTAAAAATTCTAGTGGTAGTGTGGTGAGTAGAGATTTTGACTATGTAGCAAAAGGGTATGGATATGTGGAATCTGCATGATATACTTTAATAAATTTAAAAGGAGTTAAATTTGTCACAACATGATTTAGATATTGCCAATCAACTGTTTCCTGCAACAAGGACAGATTTAAACAATGCCTTACAAGCTTTAGGAAGCACATCATCAGGCACATCTGCACCAAGCACTACCTATGCCAATCAGCTTTGGTATGACACATCAAATAATTATCTTTACATAAGGAATGAAGATAATGATGCCAATATCCTGATTGCTGAGTTAGACCAAACAAATGACACAGTAGAATATTTTAAATCAGATTCAGTCAGAACAGCTTTGATTGAGTTTACAGATGGTGATGATGCCATCACGATTGCAGATGGTGGAGCAGTCACGACAGCTACAGATGCAACTGTAACAGGTAATCTAAGTCTTGGTGGGAGCAATACAGAACTTAGATTTATGGAAGGTTCTAATTATGTTGGATTTGAAGCTCCTGCATTGACAGGTAATCAGATATGGGTTTTACCTGCATCGGATGGTACTGCCAATCAGGTTATACAGACAGATGGCTCAGGCAACCTATCCTTTGCGACTGCAACAGCAGGTGCGACAGGTGGTGGAACAGACCAAATATTTTTTGAAAATTCAAGAACAGTTACAACAAATTATACAATCACTAGTGGTAAGTCAGCTCATTGTGTGGGTGCTTTGACCATCAATAGTGGTGTAACATTGACTGTTCCAAGTGGAGAGAGGTTAGTAATACTATGACAAGTAAGATTAATGCAGACACAAGTGATGGATTAAAGATAACATCTGATACATCAGGAACACTTGATATTCAATCAGGTGGTACAACCAAATCC